GGTGATACATCCGCCGGTCTTATTATTCCATATGAGCCAATTGCCATTTTTTTTCTTTATTAATAAATATAATTTTTATTGTTTTCGGATATTAAAATATCCATTTCCGTAAATATTAAGTTCCCCCGTGTTATCCAACTCGGATAATCTTAGACTTTTCTCTAACACTCCTTGTTTTCCTCTTTCAACAAAAATGTCAGAATATATCACCGGTTCATCTATAAACCCAAGGAAGTGTTCATTTCTCGTTATCATCGTATTAAATACCTCTTCTCTGGTATAACCTGATGTTGTACCTGTAATCGTTGTAACTCCATCATCAAAATCTTGATAATATAATCCTTCAATGGTATAACCACTATAATTAGAACCATCAACAGTTGTTCCCGTTGTTACTCCTGTATAAACATTTGAACCGTATTGTTTTTTCTCATCAATCTTACTTCTAGATATTGCAGCATAACTGAATGTGGTGAAACCTGTATTATTCGTGTAATCTAAATCATTTAAATAGTTAATACTCATACCTGACAATGTTGTATAAGGGACGGTGAAACCGGAGAATGTACCAAGTGGGTTTGTTACTGTTGTGTCAGAAGGTACTTTAATTAATTTCTTTGTTGCAAATTTAGTCCATGGTGTATCGATTGATATTGATAATGTATAACCAGAAGGTGTTGTGTATGTTTTATTAGCTGAAAGTATATCAGTTGTTAATATACTAGTTGTACTATCACCCCAATCAACGGTAAAGTCAATATCGTGTATTTCAGATACTTTACTTGTATCTATAGTATTGTAAACCGTAACTGTATTTCCAGATTGAGTATAAGAAAAATTACAAATTTGTTCAACTTGTTCCATCTCACCACTAAATCCAACCATAACACCCATCTCATCAATTTTTGATTCCAAAAATATTGGTAGGTAATGGTCACCGTATGCTTGTGGTTTGGATATCGATTGCCACGCAAATAATTCTATCGTTAAATCACATCCCGTATCACCATATGATGATGTTGATATTGTTGCTCCCGTCCAAATATAATAACCAACCGCAACATTACTTGATACATTATAAATTACCTCACCATCCGGAGGTGGTAATGTTTGTGAATTTGACCATGGGATTAAATTACCAAACGAGTCATACCAAGAAGGACTAGTTAATGAATGTAAATTAACATCCAATATAGTCCTTCTTAAAATTTGGTGTATACTATCTCCTTTTGGTTTCATTATTTTCTTCTTTCGTAAAATCTTATTGGTGAATTACCTGTCTTCCCAATTCTAGCTCCTTGTGTGCCATTGAATTCAAAAACTTGATATGAATAATCGGTTCGGTTAATTATTACTTTATGGTATACGTGGTTCTCTTCAACAATAGGTGTTGATTGAGATAGAGTTTGGTTCACAAAATCTATAACTGTACCATCTTTAGCATTATAATATTTCGCTGTCATATAAAACGTATTACCAGTTATGTTAGTCCCAATAAATGGGGTATCATCCTCAAACCAAAAAAAGTACATATTTTCTGTGTTTCTGTAGTTTGAACCCGTAAAAACTGGAAAATATAAGAATTCATTTAGAGGTGATGTTCCACCTGTATAAAATATTTTCTCTCCCAATGGTAATGTAAGATTTTTTGCAAAAACCATTCTTCTATTTGTCTGATTTGGTGCATCACCGTTTGATGTTTTATAAAATTCTAATCTAAAGAAACTTTCAGTTGATTGTTTTAACATTTTATAGTTTTCTTTTAGTGTTAAACCAGTCACCTCATAGTCTTGAGTGTATGTGTTTCCACTATTTAAAAAATAAAAATAGTACCATATGTCGGTTTGTTGTATTCCATTTATAGATGTATATGGTTCGTGAATATATCTAACAGTTTCATAATTTTCAGTTGGATTAATAATACTATAAAGTATTTCTTTATCCATTTGTTCGGCTGCATCACTCCATCCTAAATCAGTTTTAAATTCCTGAGTTTGGGTGAGTAATATTTTTTGGTCTATATTTTTTACTAAAATTTCCATTAACAATTAAATTTATCAATTTTCTTAATTCCATCATTTTTATTTATATAAACCCTCTCATTACGTAAATAGAAATTTATATCATTTCTTACATAATGAATATAGTTCATAAATGGAAAATTAGTTCCAAATCCATCGGAGTCTATAAATCCATGGTCATACAAGTCGTGCCATCTCCATAATAACTCATCCTCAGAATACTTAGCGTTTTGTGGTAAACCGTACACATCACTTGTTTTTGATGTTTCAACATAAGGTGAAAGTTGTCTAAGTTTAACTCTATAGTGTGGTTGATAATATAATCCTGTTTTATTTGTGGAGGACGCACCCGAATAATAATTACTATCCTGTTGGTAATAGTCAAAAATATTTGTGGGATTTGAAAATTTATGGAAAGCCTCACTAACCACTCTTTCTTTTAATTCATATTCATTATACTCAATAAATGCTCCCGTTAAAATAGTATTTAAAGGTAACTCAGTACCACCTGTAAAATTAAAAGTAGTTGCACTTATAGTTCTTGTGAATCCTGTTGTTGGAATTGTTGATTCAATTGAGGATGTACCATTAAAATGTCCATCAACCCATGAATCGTGGAAATTAAATTTAAATCCAACCTTTGGTGGATAATCAAAATAACCATTTGCATTAATTAAAACAACGGTAACATATACTTCTGTTGGAAGATATCCCATGTTATTTGTTAGTCCAGTTAAAACAAATGTATTTTTGAAATCATATATTAATGATTCCATTCTATTTCTCTCAACTAAATAATCATTTGCTCCCGCACTATTTTCTAATAAAAGTTTTCTTTCGTTTTCCCATATTGGGGATTCAAAACCAACTTTATCGAGTATGTAATCTTTTTCTTCTGTTAATGTTTTATGTTTATGCACATAATATGTTGAAGTTGTACCTGTAATATTATTTTTATTAACACATCTTTTACCTAACACAACTATTGGTAGTGTTGTACCTGATGTCATTTCTGATTTATTAATATCTAAAACAAATTTTTCTGAACGATAAACCGAATCACCAACACTAGTTATTAAAAATGTTCTACCTGAAACCGGTACACTATTATCTAATGTTCCTCCCGATATTGTTATGTATTCACCATCAACCATTCCGTGTTCAACGGGACATGTTAATGTGTATGTTGAACCATTATTGGTAACTCTAAATGGTATTCCATCACCTGACACAAAACTATAAACGGTATTACCACTCAATGTATATTTTATTGGAAATTGGGTGTCACCAGAATAAACATAACTTAAATAAACATTCCAATTATGATAGGGAGCCTCTATAGATGAAATAGATTGGTGAGGATTTGTTCCTGTTAATTGTATATTAGGTGTATAAAAATCAAGTTCTGATGTTCCACTTGTGATTAAGTTAACTTCTCTATATACATCTCTTCTTAAAAATGCAAATTCATCGTATGGTAAGAACCCGATAAATTTACTATTTGCACCGGGAGGTATAACACTTCCATCACCAACTAAATAAAGTCTTTCTTTTAATGTATTATATGTAGTTTCACCACTATACATATTTCTAAAAACCATCTTTAATTTACCATGGATTTTATAGTTTGGACTTTCATTTCTTTCTTTTGCAAAAAGAATAGAATTATCAAGTATAATTGTTCTATCACCTTCTCTTAAAAGATTTTTACTTTCATCTAAACCTAAACGAATATTTAAATCTTCATCGGGTGAACCGAAAAATTTCTTAGATGGTAATATAATTTTTCTCTTTTCCATTATTCAGCAGGTGGAAACGCACCTTTTGGTCCGAACCTTTCAATAAATTTATCAACCGCAGTTTTTCCTGGTCTCAATCCAAAATAAAATAAGAATGGTGTGGATAATATTTGTTTATTACCAGTGTAATTATTAAGGGTTGGTTTAATAATATAAGTAACTCCTGATAATGACCATGTGGTTCCACTCCAACCACCTGCATCACCTACTCTTGTCCAAAGAGTACCAGCTGTTGGTTGATAAAGCGGTGGGTTTGTTGTTACACCTGTTGATGTCGCATAAAGATATGTAAATCCTTCGTATTCATTATTGTAACTTGTGTGGTTATCAACAAAAAAATCTTCCTCATCAAAACTACCTTCATTTAAATCGGGTCCATCAAATGTATGTCCACTATATCCCTTTGTCATTGGGAAAAGTACATAATTATATGTGGTGTCTGTAAACCCACTAAATTTATAATTGTGTGTCATTCCTTGTAAATCATTTTTAATTACGGTACCAAAATCCCAAAATTGACCCACACCTTCCCCAAAACCTTCACCTTTTTTATCCCAATAAAGGAATGGTATTTGTTGTGATGATTCTGTTAATCTACCTGGTTCATTTAAACAAACCCTAATTCTATATCCGTCCTGACCTAAAGCGAAATTAATCGGTAAAGGACCATTAGTTGTCCCTGTTTGTGATTGAAAAAGGTCGGGATAATTGTCTGGGTCAACTATTAATGGAGAATATGCACCATAATTTCTAGATTGTAAATCAAACTCTTGGATTCCCGACTCATTGTTAATTGAAATTAATTGTAAAATATCACCGTTTAAAACTCTGTCCATGTCTTTATTTGTTGGTAGGGGTATTGTAACGGTTGTACCAGTTGTGGGGTTCTTGAAGAAATCTTTATAATTATAGGTAAGATTAGTGTCCATCCTGTAGTTAATATATAAACCTAACATCTCTTTAAAACTTTGGAATGATGTTGACCCAACACTTCTTACAACAGAACAGTTAGGGTCTAAAGATGGGTCAACACAAATTTCTTTAATAAACTCATCTCTTGGACCTAAATCAACAACTGTTGTTGGGTGACCAAGTGTTGTTATTTCATCGCTACTAACTAGTTTTAATGAAAAATTTGTACCATTAAATTTTGTTGACCTATAATAGAATCTTTTAACTGCCGTTTTTGTTGATTCTTCCTGAACTTTAAAATGTAAAAGGTTTTCACAGTATTTTGTTCCTCTATAATTTAAATCTAATCCTGGTTCATTATCCCATCTAACTTTTGCTTTAAATGGAAACATATATAAAGAACCCGTCAACCAATTATCTACAAACGAATAATTACTAATACCCTCACAGAATAATTTACCAACTAATTTTCTTCTTGTATATTCACCAATCGCACTAAAATTCTTAACCCAATTTATTAATATATTACCAGCTGCTGGTATGATAGTAAAAATTCCAAATCTAAATTCAGAAAATCCACTTGCTGTGACTAAATCTTTTTGACATTTACTACATCCATTTGCACCATTGCCAGTATCGTTTAAAATTTGACCAACAGGAATATCTGACCCTGAACATACATCACCGGCGGTAACTGTTAGTGCACTATATGAAACACTTACACCAGAAGCACAATATGTTCCTGTTGAAATACTTTCATCGTAAACAGTATTATAACTCTTACATCCTTCAGCTAATAATGATGTATCCAATCCCGTTGTACTAGTTGAGCCTGTTAATGGTAAACTAACACTATAAATTTCATACGTTACTCCCGTCCAAACATAATCCACTGGTGATGTTCCTCCACTATACCATTCTACCCATAAACTTGTACTATCTGTGTCATTATGTTCAAATCCTGTAGGTCCACATGTGTATCCTGAAATATTTAATTGGTTTGAACCCCCAACTGTTAGTGGAGTTAAAAGAGAAATATCTGAAGTTCTTGCATATGCATGTGGTAGATATCCTGTCATTTTAATCACATAAACTTGTGGTGGGGATAGTAATAAATTATTTTGAATTGTTGTAATTGTTTGCGGAAACGCTCCACCTGAAGAATATGAAGATACACCCCCACTAAGATATAATTCCCTTTGGTTAGGGTTATTATCACAAGTATTTGGAAAAACGGTAACTCTTGTTGCTGTTGTACATGAACCAACCACGACAGCTGAACCGTTTCCGTTACCAATTTGTGTTACCACAACTCCACCCATACCTTGTCTAACACATCTTGTTGTTGTGGTACTACCACTAGTAAGTGTTACTGTTGAAAGGGCGTTTGTGTCACAATCATAGTAATCAAATTTAGTTGAGCCAGTAACTCCTGTTGGTTTATTAAATTGATATTGTTCACACTCTAAATATAAATCTAATTTGTCTCTAACCGCAGTTCCACTACCTACTTTGTTATATTTTAAAGCTGGGTCAGTTACTGCAGCGGAACTTGTAACGGGTGAGGTGTCCGACACTTCATCACATGATTCACATTCTGGATACGTTACAATACCTAAATTGACGGTACCCAATTTTTGTAAATCCTCAATAACTTGGTCAAGCTCTTCAATTGGCCCAAATCTAAATGTTTTAAAACCTAAATCTATTTCAAAGCGTAAGAATCTATACAAAAATTGAAACGGAACAATTAATACTTGTATCGCCCCAACATATGCGGTATATATTACTCTTTCAAATACATTTATTATAATAGCTAATAAAATTGCAAATGAGAATTTTCTAAATGCAAAGTTTGTTGGTGGTGTTAAAACACTACTTTCACAATCTTCATCTGTTTTAGGTGATATTTCTTTTATTCCTAAAAAGGCTTCCCTACCAGCTGCATATTGTCCACCCATATATGATGAAACACCATACACTTTATTATATGTAAATCTAAAGAAATAATCATCAGGAAAATAACTACCAAATACATTATTAAAAATAACAGGACTCGCCGTTGTACTTATTGCACTTGATGGATAGTCAGTCCAATCTGTTGAAAACGCATATGATTTATCAACATCATTAGTGTATTCACGAATGTTTGGAACTAAGTAACTAGCAACCGTTCTAACCCTACCTAAAGTTTCATTTTTACCTGAAATTCTAAATCTATAACAAGATGATGTTGGTATACCTTTGTTTGGGTCGTTTGTAATCTCATTCTCCCCAAATTCATTTGTAAACACATAATCCATATTCATTGGTAATGGTAACACAAATGAACCCGAATCGTCAATATCTTCTTGAATTTCAAAATTTTCTAATATTGGTCTATTGTTTTCATCTTTTCGTGTTGTGAACCTAATCATTTCAATCACAGCCGGATATGTTGTAAGGTCACATTTTCGACCCATATCACCTTTAGGTTTACATTCTTTATTTACTGTATTCTTTCCTTGGTCAGAATATATTGAACCTAAGAAATATGCTTTAGGTTCTACTTTTACACCTTTACTTGAAAGGTCAAAATCTGTTCTTGTTATACCAATCTCACATAAATCTTCATTACCCCAAAACGGATAAACCTCAATATTCTTATCGAATGAAATTATTTGTGGTAATGTATCAATATCATTTGATGATTTATATGTATATGAATTTTTAAAATTATCAACACCCTTACCTTGTCTAATGAAATCATCAGGTCTTAACGAGAAACATCCGATATCGGATAAATCCACATCAATGTGTAGTGTTTGTTGTCCAATAGGTACACCCCAAATCATGAAGTCACCCGCATCATTTGTTTTTACAGTATATTTGTGGTATTTTTCGTAGACTTCAAGAACTTCTTCCCTCGTTAAAATATCAGATTGGTCAGGGAATGTTCCGGTTGGTGTGTGTCCACCGTGTTGTTGTCTACTTGGTAGTAAATTATATCTATACCCCGCATCATCTTTATCACCAACCTGAGAAAAAGGATATAATGTGGATATGACAGGGTCGTTTAAATCTTCTTCAGAAACGGGAATAAAAATAGATACTCTTGCATTAGGTATACCTAATCCATTATTTACCGAGATTCTACCGCAAACAACACCATAATCCGAACACATAGATGAGTATATGTCGGTTTGTGTAAATTTTAATGATAGGATTTCTAAAAGGTCGTAATCTTGTTTTATTTCAACAACAACTTTTTGGTCATTACCTATGTCTGTGGAAATTCTGTGTTTTTGCATTCTTTACCTTGTCTCTATATAAATAGAAATTTATCTGTTTTCTATAAAATAAAGAAAAAATAAATTAGAATGTAGTCGTTCCTAAAGTTTTAACCCTAATTTTTACATCAATACTAGGAAATCTAATTTGAAATATTTGATTTGATTTCATATAGATTGTACTATCATACTGTTGTATCTCTTTAGTTACTGAATCCACATATGGTTGAGCAACCTCAGCAGATGAATAATCACCACCAATTATGTTAAAAACTCTAATATCAACAACATTAACAACACCTGTAACTGTACCAATAATTCTATACAAATCACCAACAAGTAATGGGTCACCCATTTTTCTTTTTTCAATTGAGAAATAACTGATGATATCTTCAACTGAAGTTTTAACAATTTCAGTTTGGCTACCATTTTTATCAATTACCAAATCAATTTCTAATCCCATGTCGATAACCTCACCACTTTGAATTTCAAGAAAATCATTTACCATTCTGTACTCAGAAAGATAATCTAAAATATTATTCTTTAATGTATTTGAAACTGTATCCGTTAAATTACCATTTTCATCATATGATAACAGTTTTATTTTAACCTTATTATCTTCTTCCATTACATTAACCTTAGCTGGTGCTCCAAATGTAGATGGCATTGTTTCTATTAATGATTTATAATCGTTTAATGTAACTGCTCTATTTTGAGCTGCAAAATTATATGCGACCATATTTCTTATTTCTTCAATAGAGGGTTGGTCAGAACCACCAACTGCTGGTGTTACATTTGTAACAAGTAATGATTGGATAACTTGTGAATTTATCGATGAGTTTGGTCCGATAACACTAAAATCAACATTATCTATACTACTAATAACATCAACACCTAAATTAGTATTTTTTCCACCACCAACTCTATATTTTATGAATAAAGTAGTGTTTGGGCTTGGTAATCCTCCTAATGATAAATTATTTAAATAACTACCAAGACTAACTTTCATATTACCAGTTATGTAGTTATCCATGTTATCCAATGGGTTTACATTACCCGAACCAAATGTTAATGAGAAATAATTTTCAGGAGTATACTCAGTTACAAATTTATTAGTAACATCTATGTATGTTCCAGCTTTAAAATTATCCTTATCAGATGATGAGGTCGGGTCAGGTACAAATATTTTATCTTGTATTAAAGATTTTACTTCATACCATTTATTTGTTGTTGCACTTAAAAATTCAGATTCACTTGGGTTATTTAAAAAATTTGTACCGTCTTTATGAATAACACCTGAAATACCTAAAACATTTTGTTCAGGTAAATAAAGTTTTAAAAATGGTTTTTGGTCGATTTCAGTAATAACTTTTCTAAAAATCCTTGTAACTCCATTAACCACTGCCTCTCTTTTTACAATTGAGTATGATATTATTTTACCATTACCATCAAAATTTGGAATTTTTAATCTATTTGGGTCTCCTCTTTTATTAAATGGATTTGCAAAATCAATTTCATCCATAGTTTCAAACGCTTGTCCTCCACCAGATATTTGAGCTCCCGATTTTATTACACCCAAGTATCTCCCATCTTCTTTATCTCCTCTTGGTGGTACATTAATTGTGAAGTCACATAACGCAACTGAGGGTCTATTTCCTGGTAATCTAATTCCATATGTTTTTGCAATATGAAATAGAGATTGTCTTTGTTGTGCAAAATCCAACATTGTTTCTTGCCAAACTCTATCAATATGAAAATGTAAGTTATCTGCAACCGCAGCATTTAGGTCTAAAAGAACCGAATAGATTGATGCATCATTGGTGTTTTTAACCAAATCAGGGTAATATTGTTTAGTTAAATTTACTAACTCTTGTCTTAGTCCAGCAAAATCTCTTGTTGCGTATGATATTTTTTTACTCATGTTATATGTTAATAATTATAAAATCAGACGAAACAAATGGTTCATTATTTATATCATAATCAACCCTTACCTTTGCAGTATATGGTTTTGTTGCATAACTTGAAACTCTAAATAATCTATTATCTTCACCTTCATTTATACTAACAGATTCGTCTGGGTCTTGGTCAGCAGCAGTTACGGTAATTGATTTGATTTCTAAATTTGGAATAAATTTTCTAACTGATGTTCTTATTTCATCTTCAATTTGGTTAAATGTAATTTGGTCATTAGGTTCAAATATAAACTCATATAGTCTTGTACCAAAATCAGGTAAATAATATCTACTACCCTTTCTAGTTAGAATGAGGTGTATTAAATTAGCCCTTATCTCCCTTTCAGGTATTTCCGTCATATTAAGAAAATCACCTACAGGACTTTGTCTAAATGGAAAATCTATACCATACTTTACTGCCATACCTATAAATATAAACAAAGATAAAATAGTAATAAATAAGAAAACCGATTTTTATAGTACCCTAATTAAATCTTTTATTCTGTTAAGTTGTTCATTTAGTTCCACATCTTTATGTATGAACTTAGCACCTAAGTCAGTTTTTAGTGACGGTTTATAGGTTGATTCGGGATGTAATTGTTTCATTTTCTTTATCAACATTGAAGCAAACCCTTCTCTTCTTCTATTTGGTCTAACTAATATATCACTAACTGTAATTTCATTTTCAAAAATTACAAAGGAAACATACCCAATTATCTCATCATCTTCATAGACTCCAAGTTCATAATTGTTCTGACCATCATAGTAATCTAAATGTTCTTCCTCAAATCTTATTTTTCCCATTATTAATAAATACCATTAAATAAAAAAATCAAGGAGTTTAGTCCTCGATTTGTCTCTGATATTCGCCCCCTGTATTTTCAAAGTTAGATGCTTGCGGTCGGCCGCGAACCATTAAGGGAGCCACCTAAATCTTTTTTATAGGGACAATGTCTACACCCCGAATCACAACAAAACCCTCGTTTTAAATGAAATTCTTTAGTAAAAACATACTTACCATCCTCTATATAAAAATCAGAAGGGGAAAGTTTTCGACCATCCCCTTCATCATTATTTTTATTTTTTTCGTTATTTAATTTCACATCCACCAGATGAACAGGCCAATTCACCACTTAAATCTGTGTTGTCTTGATGTTCAATAACTTTACTTAAATCAATTGAATGAAGTTTTGAAAATAATCTTTCAAATTCTTCTTTAGTACAATCCTCAAATGGTGCTTGTTTGTAACTATGTTCGGAAAACGGTAATACTGATAATCCATTATAGAAATCTCTATTTTCCCACATCCACTCACCAGCTAAATCCCAATCTTCAGGTTTTAAACTAATTGTTGCAGATACGTTATGTGAATTTGAACCACTTCTATGTCCTGGTTTAACCCATTCTTGGGTTACTTTTTTAACACGTTCCAAAAGTTGGAATGGCGATTCGGTTCTTAAAATTGCTCCTTGTGGTGCTTTCTGTGGAACTGAAATTACAGCTGTGTCATGTGGACGGAAATATTCATCCTCAACTAACTCAGGGTGATGATTTAAAAAGAAATTATAAATTGATTCGTTCTTACCTACACGAATTCTACGGATGTAATAATCGTTGTGCCAAGCATGAATACCTGAAGAGGTTCCAAGTGTTAATGATGTTGTTCCTGCTGGTTTAACCGTGGTAGTACGAGCCGATTTGTTAATACCAATTATTTCAGCAACTCTTACATTTTCTTCTTTAACTATTTTTGCCGATTCTTTCATGTTATAACCTAACACAACACCTGAACCGATACCTGTCATTGATACACCAATTAATGCATCTTTTTCTGTTGTACGTTTCCAAATATCTCTTAGGTAATGAAAGTCAGTATATCCAGCTTGTAGTGTTCCAATGAACGCCGCAGCTCTAACACGGTTATTTAAATCTTCTTGTGATTCAATATCTGAAACATTTACCTCACATAAATTACAAAATTGATTTGGTCTCAATGCAATTTCACAACAAGGATTGGTTCCCCAATCTTTATCATTTGTTAAATAAATTCCAGGTTCTCCAGCTCCTGATGCTTCAACACGTTTCCATAGTTCCATGAAAAATTCTTTAGTAATTTTGTATCTAACAAGAACAGCTGAATTATTTGCTCTACCACGTTGTGGATTTTGTTCCCACCACGCACCTGATTTACATGCAATCATTTCATGGTCATCAGCTGAGAATAATGAAATCAATGCGGCTCTTCTAATACCACCAGCTAATACTGAGTCAGCAATATGACAAATCATATCATGAACTTCAATTGGTGTTAATCTATCACCATCTTCCTTTGCGCTTAACATCCCTTGTAGTTTGTGAAGACAATCTTTTAATGGTTGAGGTCCCGGAGCTTTACCACCCGATGTCACAAGTTGAGCACCTTTTGGTCTAATATCCGAAAAATCAAATTCAGGAGTTGATAATTGTTCTCCAAAGTATGATTTCATTAATACTTTAATTGCATCAGCCCATCCTTCAATAGAATCTCCAATTAAAAATCTTCTTGTTCTATTCGGGTTTGGTTTTCTAATTTCGGGTAATTTTTCAACATGATGTTTTTGTACTGAGTACCCCACACCAGTTCCTCCTAACAATAAAAACATTGATTCGGAAAATGCCGCAATGTCATCAATTGGTAAGTAAGCACAATTATAAATTCTATTTGGTGAAATTTCAATTGGTTTACCACCAAACTGCATTGACCTCATTGAAGGTAAAACTTTCTTTTCGTAAACATAACGATAAACATCTTTAATTTCTTTTTTTAATTTTGGAAATTTTTTAATGTGCATATTCATGTTTCTTGTTACCAATTCATCCCATGTTTCTCTTCTTTCCATTTCAGGAAGATATTTTGCATACTTCATGTACACCGTTAAATCTGACAATATTTTTTGTGACTCATCCATACTATTTAATTCTATTTTATTTTTGTTTTTTTTTATTAATTTTAACGATTCAAGACCTTTTGTCTATTTATAAACGCATCTTTAGCTCGTGCTGCGTTGTCCTTTTGAACATCTTCCTTATGTCCCAATAATGTACTTTGAGATTCTGTATTAATAATTAGAAATCTATTATCAAATGTACAGTTCTGCCAAATAACACCATCTTGTCCAATTCTTGACTTTAATAAAGTCATAGTTGCTAAGTTATGTTCTTTTTGTTCTAATGTCTTACCAACCGATAAAACAACGTGACCGATTTGTGCCTTTTTTATTGACCCACCCATTTGGTCTGTTGTTACAACTTCCGAAGAAATTGACTCTCTATTACCTTGGGTTGCCGTCCATATTGCAATATCAAATTCACTGGTCATCGATTCAAGACTTCTCATAGTTGAACCCTCACCTTTCCATTCTTCACCATTAGTTGACCTTTCTGATGTTATACAATCAACATAGTCAATAACCAATAAGTCAATCTTTTTACCATCAGAAATATGTTTTCTAATTCTTGTTTTAATTTCAGAAATAGTAACAGAATCACTTGGTAATTTAATAATACTCAAAGAACCGGTACATTTAGACCTAACCTCTTCAACTCTTTGTTTTACTTCATCTTTGTTGTTTGGTTGTTCGTCTGGTTCAATACCTGACCAAATTGTGTAATGTTTTCTTTTGATGTTTGCTGGATTATCTTCAAAAAATATTTGAAGAACATTAAAATTATAGTTATATGCGGTATTTGAAAAAAGTGTTAATAGTGTTGTCTTACCTGTACCTGTCGGTGCTAAAACAACCCCTAATTCACCTCTACCTAACCCTCCTTTTAACATACCATCTAATCCATCAATTCCTGTTGGGATTGGGTGTCTGTTGTCCTTCTCTAACGCCTCATCGATGTTATGAAACACATCCATAGATTCTTCGGGTGGTAATCCAACCTGCATTGCCTTTTGAATAATACCTTCAATGGTATTATATTCTTGAAAGGAGCCGTTGTCAATTATTTGATTTACCCTTTTTAACTCCTTTTTCAAATTTTGTTGTTTACAAAAATTTAAAGCCTCATCCTTTACGAGAGACGAATCTTGAGTGTTTTCCTTAATACCGGATATTGTATCCAAATGTATTCTTGCATTTTCTTGCGATTTTAACTCTAACACAATCTGTTGAGACAATGTGTCATAATTAGGAATTTTAGTATATTTTATAAAATGTTCCTTAATGTTCTGAATAATAAATCTAAAGGAATTGTTATCAAAGTACTTGCTATCGATTACATCAATTATTTGTTCCCCATATTTTTTGTCTTCAATAATTGCTCGTATTAGGGCTTGTTGGAATGATGCTCCGAGAAAACCAAAGTTCTTTTCTGTCATGATTATTTTTTTTTATAAGTGATAATTTAAATAAGTTGTTTCTAATTCCTCAGAAGATAAAATAGCAGTTAAATCCGATAGATATCTCTTCAGTCTTGGGCGGATGTCGACTGTATATCTAACTTTTGGGTGAAAGATATTAGAAGGAAACATCCTTTGGATAAATACATCATCCCCTAGTTTTAATACTAGTAAAAAATATTCTTTTTCATCATTTTCTCCGGTTTCCACATCCTTTAAACCGTAAAAATAATCTTGATTTTCGTTTAGATAATCCAATGTTTTTGTTTTCAAATCATGTGAGATTTCTTCACAAATATCTTTTACATATTCATGTATGTCAATCGAGCGTCTCGCTTCGACATTATAGTCTCTTACGTTAAAGAATCTTTGGCAAACTATGTTTTTACCTAAAGTTAATAGAAATTCGAATTTTGTTGCGTCTTGATTAGTCATTGTCTTTTATTTTGATTAATTTTTTATTTTTTTCTTTTCTGGTTAGTCTTAAAAATGGATTTAGAAAGTTAATCCATGCGTCATCAGATTTTGGTAGAAGAAGAAATATTCCATCCTCCATCATCATCTTCATTGTATTCTTATAGGAACGACCTTCCGGGTCCATTATATCATTCATAAGAGAATTTATAGAGGGTATTGACTCTTCAGTAAGGAAAGGTTCATCAAGACTTACAATGCGTTTATTTACATTGTAAAACTCCTCTCCTAACACTCCGTGTTTTGTAACCCCTGTAATTAGATTCTTTATTAAATTGTTATGTTGGTCTTGTTCAAATAGAGCATTAAATTTTTCTACTAGAATTTCGAGTGTTAATGGTTGGGTTTTAATTTCAGGAACTAAAGCCAATAGTCTTCTAACCCCCAAATTTTTTATTCCCGCAATATTATCCGACGGGTCTCCACACATCATTTTAACAAGTTTAATATTTTGTATAAGAATCTCTTCATGGTCATAAACAAACATATCATTTAATTGATATATTCTATTATGTGAAGGATTAAATAAATGAGTTCTTTCTGAAACTAATTGAGTTAAATCACCATCTGATGAATAAATTAAAATTTCTTCTTTAGATTTTTGAGAATAATATGCAATACAGTCATCTGTTTCACAGAATTCATATTCCCCTTGTCTAACAAATAATTCTTCAAGATATTGTTTAACCCTGTTTCTTTGGTTAGTGTAAGAACCCATTTCCTCTTCAGTTCTAATTCTACTTTTCCTATTTTCTTTATAGTGACTATAGAATTTTTTTCTGGATGATGAACCTTGTTCTCCGTCCCAAAAGACTACGACTTTATCTAATCGATGAATGTCAATTAATCTTCTTAGTGTGTTGATGAAATGATATTGTGCTCCAATATGATTCCCTTTGTAAAAATGATTCTTTAATCCAAAGAATCCAATAGTTAATAAGTTATCACCATCAACAAGTAGTACGGACATTTATTTTTTTATGTTTTATAGGTTGAAAATTACTCCCCGATTGAATCTTCTGCTTCTTCTTCTAAAACAATTTCACCTGTTCCTGAAAGAATCGCGTTCCAATATTGTGAATACTGTTTTTTGTAGTCTTCTAAAGCCTCTTTTGTGTCATCAATATAACCTTGTGGTACTGCAATGATTTTACCATCTTTAAATTGAATACCATTTACGTGGTTTTTCAAAATAGAAATTTTCGTTCTAATTGCATAAGATACTGTTCTTCCTCCTTTGGTTGCGGTAATATGATTAATACCAGCTTTCTTTTGATTTCCAAATAAGAATACCAATGAAGATGCTAACCATAACGCTTCACCACCTTTTGCTTTGATTTCAGGTTGTCCAAATGGATTATCTGGTAAATCAACCCATGGTTGGTTAATAACAATCATTGTGTTATAATATGGGTAATCTTCTTTTTTTGATTTTGAAATTCTTGAATGGATTCCCATACCGATTTTGTCAGATAATGCGGATGCGTTATGCATTTTACCACCTTTACCTTCAAATGTCATTTTACATGGTACTGAACCAACTGAATCCCAACAGAATAAAACTGAGTGAGGAATTTCACCTTTTTCTTGTGCATCTAATATACTATTAATAAAATCAGTTGCCTGTTCAATATAATCAAAACTATCGTTAAAAATGAAATCACCTTCCCATTCTCCGTCTGAATTCTTAGTTGCTTGTAATCCTAATTCAACCGCATGTTCCCAACTCCATTTTTTTTCTGTAATAATAAAAACAGGTAAATCACCTCTTTTTTGTGCGTCTGCCGCAGCTAATATCATTGCTGTTGTTTTAGATGAATTACTATGTCCTAAGAACATATTAATACCACCCATAACAGGTCCCGGTAATCCACATGAGTTTAAAAATGCGTCACCGCAAAAATAAAAATTAGTTTCTTTGTATTTTGTTTTAGTAGAGAACTTCTCTTTGAAGTTAAACTCTTTCTTTACTATTTTTGCCATTGTCTATGTTGTATGTAATTTTATGAATAAAAAATAAGAGCTTGGACACTTTGTCCATGTAGGTGTCCAAGCTCGGTTAAATTAAAATGGAAGGTCGTCGTCTGCTTCTGCATCGTCCTGTGGGTCGATGTCAACGATAGGTTCTGATTTTGAATTTGATGGTGACATTAAAGTTGTTTCTTCTGAAAGATTTGAAACATATTTCTTAGTTTCAACATCCCATTTTGGAACTTCACCTTTAGCAATCATCTCAAGATACTCTTCCGGTTTTTTAGAATATACATCAGCCCATGTTAATTCATCATTAATCCATGACTTAGATGTATCAACATCGTTTGATAATGAGGTGATGTCTTCAGGGATAATAGAAGTAATTGCAGTATACTCCTTACCATTACCGGCTTTAGTTAATCCAAGGGTAATAATTAAATCACGTCCTTTTTCTGTGTCGGTAATGTCACCTTTGTTTTTAAATAATGGGAAGATTTTATCTAAAATACCTTCACCTTTACTGTTGTGTTTAAAACGCCAAAACTTAACACCATCTTGTTCGTTTTCTCTGTCAATTACTTTAACAATGTAGAATTTACGAGCTCTATATTGACGAGCTAAAACCTTATCGGCTTCTACTCCTGTCATCATTAGACCTTCATAAACTTCGTTTAGTGGAGAACGTTTACCTTCTTGCTTTGGGTCATAAAGTTTTACCCATTGACCATCCACTTGTAATTCGTGGTAGTAAACTTCTTTAAATGGAGAACTACCATCTTCCGTTGGTAGGATACGAATACGTTTTTCACCACTTCTTGAACCTTTCGGTAAAAGTGTAGTAAAATACTTTTTCATTCTATCCTCTTGGGATACCTTGTTACTGTTGCCGCCTGCGACCTGTTTGTTTTTTTCGTACTGTGCCAGTACTGATTCGAATGTACTCATTTTTTTTAAAATTTAATTGTTTAGAAATATATCTATGTAAAGTATAAACAAAAAAAGTCAGATTATAAAACCTGACTTCATTTTTTTTCAAAATATTTTTAGTTACCTGTGTTTTAGTGGTTTTTAACTACTAAGTGTTGAAGTTGATTATGGGTTAGCCGCCAAACAAGTGATACAATTACCGTAATTTGTTCCAATTGGTGAAATAACTTTATCTATTCCTGTATTCGGTTCTGCTGAATCAACAATTTCATAACATCCATCTGCTGTGGCTCCTACAAATTGTAAATAGTAATTTCCACCAACTGCTGGTAAATCATTTATTAGGAATTCCATGTTAAATCCAGTTCCCCCAGTACATGGTGCAATTAAATATGTTGCTGTTAGTACATTTGTTGGTGTTGGCGTTAAAGTATTTGTTGGAGTAGGAGTTGGGGTAAGGGTTCTAGTTGGTGTAATGGTTCTAGTTGGTGTTATACTCATAGTAGGTGTGATGGTTGGGGTAATGGTTATAGTTGGTGTTAAAGTATTGGTTGGTGTCGGGGTATTAGTAGGTGTTAATGTTTTAGTTGGAGTAAGGGTTGGTGTTAAGGTATTAGTAGGTGTTAAGGTATTAGTTGGTGTAATGGTGTTCGTTGGTGTGAGGGTAGGAGTTTTAGTAGGGGTTAATGTGTTAGTTGGTGTAAGGGTGGATGTCATGGTAGGTGTGGGAGTATTGGTAGCGGTTGGGGTTGGTGTAGATGTCTTAGTTGGTGTCACACTCATTGTTTGAGTAACTGATGGGGTTACTGTACTAGTAGGTGTTGGAGTTGGTTCTAATCCACCCCAATTAATAAAATAGTCATAGTTTTCACCATTAAAATTATTTCTTTTATTAACAACAAACCCATTACTTCTCAAAGCTGTTGCCATTTCATCGTCCATGTACATTGACGCAACATTAACATAAAGTAAACCTTGTTGAGTTGCCCCTGTAATTAATGTATCAATATATACTAAATTATTTCTCGCTGCGGTTGTTCCGCTAAGCGCTTGATTTTTTGTTATAGCCATTTCTATTACTTATTTTTTTATTCTAATGTTAAAAGATACTTTAATTTTTGGAATAAACCTAACATTTCGTCACGAATATTTAATAAATTTGTATCAATTGGGTCTAATTCCTCGGTAAAACCAACCAATGCTTGACAAATTGTTTCCACCATTTCTGTTGGTTTTAGGTCAGTTAGGTTAAATAATTCAATGGTTTTGGTTTCTTCATCTAATGAGAATCTACCGTATTTACCCATTGCTTCCTCAACAAATGAATCCATTAATTCTTCCAATTCATCTCTAGTTTTAGCAAAAGCCTTATGTCTAGCATATCCTTTTGTCTGCCAATGAAGTACCTTCAATTGAGCGTGAATACCTAAAAATAAGTTTACTTTAGTATTTAAATTCATCTTCTTGTTCTTCGGAGTTGAAACTATTTTTTATCATATCCATTGAATAATCATTAACATCTTGTTTGGTTAAAATATAATCATCTTTACCCGATGCTTTCATTTCACCTTGTTTTTGACTAAAAAACTCTTGGGGATTTTGATTAAAAGGATATGAATCTAAAGAACGTAATTCCAGTTTTTGTTCTGGTGTTTTTTCTTTCATAGTGTCGATTTTAGTATCTAATCTATCAATCTTATCCATAACCATATCCATTTGAGCTAATTTTTGTTCTAAATCAGTTAACTTACTAAATACACTATCCATTTTTTCAGTAACACCTATATGTTCCGATTTACTATCATCAACATCTTTCTTAATTGATTTGGTCATATTAACTAAATCTGTGATGTCAATCTCTTCAGTATTGTTATCATCTGCCGGTGGTAATCCCGCATCCATTGGTGGTGCCCCAGCATCTGCCGGTGGTAATCCCGCATCCATTGGTGGTACTCCAGCATCTGCCGGTGGTAATCCAGCATCCATTGGTACATCTTGTTCGTTCAAAAGATTCTTTGCATATTTGTTAATTGCTCTAAATCTTGCAACTTCTTCTAATAATTTCTTTTCTATTTGGTTCATAATATTAATCTTGTAAGAGTTGTCTACCGTCTTCGGTAATTACTTTTTTATTTATTCTTTCTACGATACCGTCTTTTGACCTGATAATATAACATTCACCTGTTTGAATATCACATTCTTGTCTTTCCATTCCATCATTTGAAATGGCTTGTACATTTTTTGGTTTTGAATAATAGTTATTTAAACTATTATTTATTTTATCCTTATCCATAGTATTTTATTCTATAAATATCTAATAAAGTGAAAAACTTCTTGATTTTACTTAATTCTAAAGTAAATAACTTGATTTTCGTATAAACCTAAGCTGGACATTAATGGTGCCGACATTGACATTCCGTATTTATTTGATTTGGGACCATTACTTATTGGTCCCTGTGTTACGGTTGTTCCTGTAAATGTATAACTTGGATTTAATGTATAAACCTTAGAATTTTTAATATTTGGATTTATAAACTCTGTTACTCCACCTCTAATTGTTTCCGCACTTACCGATTTTAAATCAAAGTGAGTACTATAAAATTTATCTTTTAGATTGATTTCAGACCATTTTAAACCGTTCGCAATGTTCATTGTTGTATCGGGAGTTAAAGTGTTTCCAGTCTCACCACCGGCTTTGACAACTATTGTTCTTAACCATGTACTACTACCTTCGTGAACATATGATGGGTTATCAATTTTTTGAATTAACTTTTCGTCGTTGAAACCGTTGAATGGAACACCAAATGATGTCATTCCAACTATGGTATTTGAATTACTACCTTTTGTATTTGATTCATTATCAATTTTAACGCCACCCTTATCAATTGCATATGCTATGTCATTTTCCCCAATAATTGTATCTTCAGTTTTTGGTCCCGGTTTCTCATCTTGTTTTAAAACTGCGGTTGCTCTTGACATTAATTTATCAAATAAAACCCTATAACTAGCCACAAAAGAATCCGTTGGGTCAGGTAAAGATGTATATGGTATTCTTGTTCCAACAAATTTAGTACTAATTGAATTACCTCTAATATCGTGACTAACTTCAGTTATCCAATATGAACCCCTAAACATTGGGATATTTTTAAGATAGAAGAACATAGTTGGTTGTATCATTACGTTACCCATACATGTAACTTCACATCTATATGATGCTTGTTTATAATAATCAAATAAACCAACATCAACATTATAACCACCAGCACCAGATTCTGACCTAGCTAAATTTTCCATTACAACAAAAGATTCTGAGGTGTTTTTTAATGTTGCTTGGTCTAATGATACTCCTTTAAAAATACCTTGGTTTTGGTCACCAAAACTTACTTCAAATGCAACAACTTTATTAATTTTACTCAAATCGTTAGTTCCGAAACCTTCTAATGTTGTAACAACCAATGGATTATTATTTACTGAACCAATAAAGAAACTATCATCCGAAAATCTATAGGTTTTATCCTCCATGTCAGCCAAATGTTTTGATGATTGACCAACTAATTGTATTATAATTTTTGGTGAAGATTCTTGGTAGTCAACCTCCAAAAATGTTCCAAATAAATTTTTTGCAACTTTTTTAGATGGTGTTATTTTACTTTTATTATTTACATTTGTTCCATAAAAATTCACATATGCTGGTAGTGCCCTCATATCAAGTTCAGTACCCTGAATTAATATAGAAATTGCACTATATAAATTTACACCTTGGTTTTCTGGTAATAAAAGAGTTGATATTTTACTGATGTTTAGAAAATATTTATCACCAATATCTCTATTTGCTTTATCTAAAAATAAAAATTCTTCTAATAATAATCTCTGTCCAATTGAATTACCCGAAGTCCATTTATCATTAAATGATTTAAATGTATTATAAAGTTCTAATTTTACTTGATTGGTATTATAACCTTGACCTATTTTTATAAGTTTATTTTCACCTTGTTTTGTTATTTCATTTCTCTTACTTATTAGTAATAATAATTCAGTTAAATAAGTCTTTAGTCTTTCATCAGCACCCGCAGCCCTATTTGTTACCGTATCACCTGGCTTTAAAATATTATCTCTAATATATTCACCAAATTTAACTTTAGTATTTATTCCTCCATTTTTTAAATAACCAGCATAAATTAAAACTAATGGTCGATATCTTAAAATATTTTCTTCAGTTAATCTAACATCATTCGTTGGGAAGAAACCAAAATAATAATTATCAATATCTTCACCAATATATAATTTTATAAGATTTTGATTTGTACCCGTATTGTCTGATGAATTATAAGGTTCGACTGAATATCTTGTTAATAAATCAAAATTCGCCATACCATAAAAAGTGTATGAATCTATTTCCTTTGGGTTTGAAGATGTAAATCTTATTATGTTAGAATTATCTAAAATTGATTGTGTTATTTTTTTAGAACTTTCTTCTTGTCTAACTTTTAAATTATTAATTAATTCTTCAATACCTAAAGTATCGTCTCCTGTTTTCTTTGTAATAACGGATAAATCTTTTAGAATGTATTGGAATTTATCATAGGTAACATTGTTAAACAATTGGTATGGTTTTTCATCATTTGATTTTTCGGAAGCAAAATCTAAAAACATCATTTCAAAATTATCCAAAATTTTTGGACTAAAAGTTCCAATTAAGTCTATTACTTTTCTATAGTTTGTATCAACAGAAAATAAATCATCATATTGGTCATTTGTAATATTAATACTTCTTGGATATTGAGAAAACGATGCAAATGTTTTTCCTGAAAATATATCACCTATTATGTCGTCATTAAACCAAATAGTTCTAAAATTATTTTGTTCAGAATTATTAAATAATTCTGATGAGTTGTTTTTACTTGACCCATTAGAAGGTAATAATGTATAAGTTAAATCGGTTGAAGTATATTTTGAATTGTCCGCAATAACTGACCAATAATTAATATTATTCGATGATGTATTCCTTGTATGTAAAATGTGACCAGAATTGGTTCTCTGATTATAAGATGTGTTACCTGATATAATATCATATGTAACATAACCTTTCACAATTTGATTATAAACTGCTTGATACGTGGGATTAATACCGACATTGGTATTTCCTGAATGAACAACATTAATGGTTGTTCCAGTTGTTATATTTTCTCTTGGTGTTACACTAAATGTTTCATTTAATGTTAAATCAAAAAATAAACTACCGTTAATTGGTTGAGTTATATTACTTATATTTAAAAATCCATCAAGAATATCAACACCGTCTAATATTTTTTTCTTATATCTATGATATATTGAACCCCATTTTAATAATAAATGATACGGAACAAAATGTGTTGATGAAATTTCTCTAAAAAGAGACGACATTAAAATGGTTTTACCATCAAATGTGATATTATCATCCAAATTTAAAAATGGTAGTGAATTTAAAAGTAAATAAGCCGAACCCGTATATCTCCCATACTGTTCATCTTTGTTAAAATCAGAATATAATTGTTTGTGAAAATATGGAGTATTAAAAATACTAACTTTAGTTGTACTATCTTTATTAACCATTTGTTTTAGAAACATATTATCTATGTATCCACTTTGAACCCATGATTTTGGATTTGATGGTGTAACAATAAATCCTATTGTTGAGTCAACTCGAAATATTCCGGTATTTGATGTACCTTTATATTTTAAATCATCAATCGTAAATGTTGAACCGGTAACTTTTGGATTTGCTGTACTATTCTTTTTTAAATAACCTAAATAGGTATCTGAGTTGAATGGGTAAATAGAAGGTCTATATTGTTCAGGTTCATAATTTTTTAGAATATTATTTATTTCATCTTCTGAATCTATGGATTTTTTAGTACCTAATTTTTGATTATTTTCAAATTTAAAAGGTTCGTCAAGTACATCTTTAATGTAGTTTGTTGTTGGTATATGGTCTCTAAAATAATTAAATCTCTCATATGGGGATAATGAAGGTAAAAGACCATTAAATATTATTTTTTCTTCTGGCGTTGTTGTTCCATTTGGAATTACTGAGGTTTTAGTCCCATTAATTAAACTTGGTATACCTGTGTTAAATTTTTTTAGTAAATTAATTAAATCTATATCATCCTTAATTACCGTTTCAATATTCTTTTTCTCCTCTTGAACCAAAAGTCTTAGAAGGTTATTATTGAAGGAATCAAATAATGTAAGATATTTGGCTCTTTCATATATCTCATACACAAATGATGCGTTTGTTTTGTCGGTATATGGTACAATGTCAGTAATAATATCCACACCTGATATGTCATTAACAGACGAATAATCAATATCCGATTCAAACAAATATTCAATATCACTAACAGTAGGTTCTTTTTTTACATTAGTATCTTTCCTACCTGTTACGATTTTCATATATTCTTCAACAAACTCAACCTCCGGCCATAGAACCTTATCATTTGATTTTAATCTATCTATTAGTTCAAGTTCAGCAGGGTACGCCACAACATTCTCTTTACCCATCGCTACCGGTTTTCTAACCTCAGGCCACGGAAATATAGCATCCCCTTTATTCTCTTTATTTAAGTTACCAATAATTTTTGCCCTATCTTTTGATGAATTAAATGAATTAGTGTGTACCTCTTTCATTAATCTAATATAAACTTCAGCGTTTGCCAATAGTATCGCAAAAATATTTCTTATTGTTGGTTCAAATCCAAACCCTTGTTTTGGGTCTTTAATGATGATGTTCATTTGTTTTTCAACATCATCCTCTAAAATATTTTTTTGTTCTTCAAATGATTTAATTACCTCATATATGTCTGAAATTAAATTATCAATACCAACCAATATAAAACCATTATCAATAGTTTTATAATATGTGGAAATAGACTGTATTTTTTTTATTGCGACCTTTCTAAAATCGGCTCTAACTTTACTTTTATCTATTGCAGGTTTGTTATTATCCTTTTTAATATCGTTAGTTAGTAATGTTGAACTAATAAGTTCTTTGGTTCTTGATTCTATTATAAATTCTAACGTGCCAGGTATATCTTTTCCTAATAATATTTTTGTATCATTCTTATTTTTACCGGAATAATAGTACCAATTTTGAAGTGATACTACCCCATTAACTGTTGTTGAGTCATATGAAACAAAATCCGTATTTGATAGATTTGTTTTAGACCAAGCTTTTACTTGACTTTCAAATAAACTTAATGTCTCTCCAATTTCTTTTATTCCTTGGAATACCTTCATATCAACAACACTATTAAAGATTTGTTTTTCTAAAATCTTATCTAAAGATTCGGCGATATACCCAATATCTTTTAATGTTTTAACTGGTTCGTTACCTCTTATAAATGTTCCTTTTGGAACTAACCCTCTATTTTCATACTGTTCATAGATTGATTTTAATATTGAGTAACCCCTTGAACTTCTATTAACATTTTTTGTATATCTTCCTTTTGACTCATTCCATTTTTTGTCTTCAAGTTTTTCAACCAAATACATGTAAGGACAATTAGCAATTGATGATAATGAAATATCATTTAAATAAGCAAATGTAGAACCAACAAATGTTGTTGTTACTTCAAAATTACCATTACTTTCATTGAATCTAGATGAAAATTTTGTCATATGAAGACGGTATCTAATCGCCTTACCGTAATATCCTTTAACTGTTAAATAAAATATTGGCCAAGGAAGGTGAAAAAACGCTTTATATGGAGAATTATGTGCAGATTCAAATAATGTTTTACCTCTTACATCAACAAAATTTATTGTTGCTTGGGGTACAAAGGTCGCCCCTTTTACCGATATTGAAATAGAATCAATACCAAAACTTTGTCCAGAATCATCTATAAATTGATTTGGGTCAAACGGTTTAGTGTTTCCATTAGCATCTGTCGGTTGTGCTGGATTATATGCTTCAGACCATGAAGTATTAAAATTACCATCACCTGTTTGATTTTTTAGGAAGTTTATGTTCCCTTTTGCAATACTAAGAAGAGTATTTCCTTGTCCACCATCAGCAATAAGTGTTGTTCTCGGAACTAAATCAGCTTCCAAGTTCACATACATTACTAAATTTTCCTGTTTTATTCCCCTTGGTTGAATGGCACCGTCACTATCAACTACACTATTTGGGTCAACAAATATTAGATTATTTTGGTCTACTTTAACAAGTATGTTCTCACTATTTGATAAATCTTTATTGTTCTCCATAATATAGGTTATACAATTCTACACTTCTTTTGTAATCTTGTAAAGACACAACCAATGGAAACGGTATTCTCATTAAAAAATTATCAGGTACGGTAAACTCAATACTACCCGCAGTTGGGTTTGCTAACAAAATTAACCAACCAAAAATTGGTGTATTATAATGGTCTTGTGAAAGTTTATCTAATCTATCCTTACCTCTTTTATAAAAAACATATTTATCAGTTGTTTTAATAGGTAGTTCCAACCCAGGAACAATCCTAAATTTACCATCATCAATAAAAAATTGGTATCTGTCGAAATATTCTCTGCTCATTATGTTTTTCTGTAGTAATTAAGTTTATTATTTTTTACCTCCAAATTATCTGAGTGTACTTTATTTGATTCTTCAATAATTGTTGCATCAGTTTCAACTGCGGTTACATTTATTTTAAATTTAATCTCTTTACTACTTTTTCTATTTTTAAAGGTTGTAAATTTAAATTTCTTTTTATCTGTTGGTTCGTTGAATTGTTCAACTCTTTTTAATAATTTTTTTACAGTTTTTTCGGGGTATAAAGTCGAATCTATTTTTAATAAATTACTATATGGTGCTGATGGTTTATTATTAAAGTAACTTTCAACATCACTATATTTTGTGAAAAGTAATTGTTTCATTATATTTTCAAATTGTGATTGAGTAATAATTGGGTTAACTAAAGTAACGGTACTACTTAAATCTTCATACATTTTTGGTGTATTTGTTTCAATATATTCAATACATGTTTTATATTCATTATATAATAAATCGGATGTAAATCCAGATAATGTGGATGATGTTACTTTTGTTCCTTCCACATAACTATCTTTTGAAAATTTCACAATGAAATTAACGCTATCAAGAGATTTAACTAAATCATTTCTATTTGATTCAAGTTCTGTTAATAAATTTTCATTACTAATTTCATCTAATACTGTTTGGGTTAAAGTAGAAAAGAATGGTTTCAATATTTTTTCATTCATGTCTATTAATTTTGAACCTGATATTGAACCCGATATTTCTTTTTCAAAACCTAACATTTCAGATAAATAAGTTGTTGATGAATTATCTATAAAATTCACTAATCCAACTTCAAGACCCTTTAATAAAAAATCAGTTTCTAGTCCTTTTTTAGTTAATCCAAATAACTGTAATGTTTTTCCTGGCGTTGAACTAGTTAATGTGTAAATGTCATAATTTTTTATTTCTCTATAATTTGGGTGTAGTAACATTGTACTAATTTCAGTACCATATTTTGTAACTACATTATTATATGTACTAACATATTTATCAAAATAGTTCTTGGTTTTTGTAAACACCTCATCAATATTTTTTGTGTAGATTAAATCAGACCCATTTTGACTTGCCGCTATATAACTCTCATTGATATTGTTAGTCTTAGGATTTGGGTCTGCTTTTGGTGAGACTTGTGATGGGATGGTAAGAGATTCTAAAAAACTTTTTTGGAACGCCTCGTACTTCTTTTTTGTGTCGCCCTCCAAAGATGATATTGACCTTTCATCATACATTTCTGTATTTGCAAAGAAATTAGAAGATAATGCATTTTGTAATCTCTCAACGGGTTTTGACAATCCTTGACCACCAATAAATGCAATTGAACATGTAACATTAGCAATCATTGGTTGTACTCCAATACCTTCAGGATTTAAATCCCAAACATTATCATCGTATGAAATGTTTACATCTCTTATTATAATTTTAGAATGATAAAAATCACCAATTCTTAAAACACAAACAGGTGGAGGTCCGAATGATGTATTTCTTGCCGCCACATCATTTTGGTCGGCAATACCCTTAACAGGTATAGTATCTCCCGGTCTAATACATTGAAGC